CTAACCGCAGGAACGCTTAACGGCGCAAGACTTCAAGGTTCCATTGATATGGGAGCTTATGTAAATGTAGCAACTGGTCAAGCAATTGCAATAGATCAGGTTGATTTCGTATTCCAAAACGGTGCAGACTTTGGCGGAAATGTAAACACAATGCTACAAGCAGATGGTTCAGTTACAGTTCAATTGTGCGATCTAAACCCGGGAACTGCATTTGTTCGTGCAGATGACCAGTCATTAATCGCTAGTGGCGCACTTTGTATTGACACAAGTGCTAACCTAGCAACAATGGTTTCCGATCTATATCCAGACAATCACGGTAGTGCTTCACTATCTGAATCATTTATGGTTGTAAATGATACACTATACCTAGTCGCTGGCCCAGATGGTGCAGCAACAAACGCAGGAGATATTGTTTCAGTTACAGCAAGAATCCGTGCTAGAGTGGTTAAACTATCTTCTAAGGATTGGATGGCAATAGCGATCCAGTCGACAGCCTCTGATAATTGAGGTTGATAGTGTGGCTGATGATACACTTGCTGAAGTTATTCTTGCTGCCTTTATGGCGGGCGTGGCTTCTACTGCAAAGGCAGAGGCTAAGAAGGCAGGAAAGAAAGCGGTTAAAGGGTCAATTGAGGCTGGAACTAACATTGGAAAGTCACTTGTGCTCGGAACCCCAATTAAGCCAAGAAAGAAACCAAGAAAGAAACCAAGTGCCAACTCTTACGCAGCTCACTACGGAAGAAACTTCAAAAAAATAGCACCTGCTAACAAGAAGAAGAATGGATCGTGGAAGAAAGACGGTTTCAAGCGAACTCAAAGTCAAGCACACGATCTAACTAGAAAGGAGAGAAAGTAATGCCAACAGAAAAGACATCTACTAGAGCACTAACTGGTGACAGAATACTTACACAGAATGTTCCTTCATATGCTGGTGTATCTGGTCTTACTTTAGCATGGTCGGAAGCCAATGGTTGGCAATCTGTTGGTGCTACTGTTGGTGTATCTGGATTAATGTATGAAAATTACTTTGATTTATCTGGCTATGAACTAGATGATCTAACTTTAGTTCCTATGGCGGCAAAACTACAAGATGGTATGCCTTCTTTCTATACTCCATCTGTTCCTGCTCATACTAACCAAGGATTGTGGGTTGTAGATATTATTAGTCAAGAAAGATTAGATCCAGAAGTAGTATGTGAAAACATTGCAGTAGCAAACAATCTACCCGGTCTATCTACAACTCGAGATGAATTTAATCAATTACTAATGTGTGATGCTAGATTCATGGCATTAGATACAACCATCGGTGCAACTACTAACTTAGTAACTACAACTCGTGGACAGTTTGGAAGTTTATCTCCAACCGCGGTCGCTAAACTTTGGACTTATCGATTTGTATTAGTTGGTAGGGGAATAATGGGAATAGATCCAGGAGATGAATTGTCATTACCTGGAACTAGATTTGTCTTGGCTGCAAATATAATCAAAGAAGAAGAACTCCCATACATGATGAGACTCAAGCGATCGTATGAATTGGCTAATCTTGGGTGATTAGATGATTGTTAGATTGCAGATAGATGCAATATTCCAGCAGCTGCGGGATTTGACTAATCAAACCGTTAGACTAAGAGCCCCTAGAATTTATCAGGGATTTCTTTTTGAAAGAGATTTAGATCGTGATGTTCCTCAATTAGAAAGGGAAAGGGAATATCCTAATCAATATGATGAACCTGAAGTTCAAAGGGATCCAGAATATCCATTTCAAGATTTTAATTACGGGCCTTAGAATTCAGAGAGTTTTCTCTGCCCTTTTCCTGCTTCCCAGTCTTTGATAGCCTTGGTAACATAAGGAACGCATAGCATACAAATAGCGTGATGTTCTCCCGGATTGTGTCTACTAGGAAAGAATTTGAAAGTTGCTTGCATATATCCGATCTGTTTGCAACAAAAACATTCAAACATTGTAGTTCGCCTCCAAGAAGTTCCAGATTGCTTTGTGAGTCCATTCGTTATTGTTGCCCATTAAGAACTTCAAACAATCTCCCGGATGATATCTCCACATAGATTCTTCATGATTGATAACAAATATACCGCCATGTTCTGATTTAAACAACTGAATGAAATATCTACTTCCATCTCCGGGTTGGAAATCAAAGGATCTCATTGGTCATCACCTTCACTTTCAACTTTAGTTTCAATAACTGGGTTATACATGCTGCAATCTGAAGCGTGATGACCTTTCTGCTTGCATAATTGACACTCATAATACCAAGGAACTTTGGGTTTTGCTTCAATTGCTGCTTCCTGTTCTAACTTACGATCTGTTCTATTCCATTCTATGAGTGCATCCTGCACAAATAGACTGAAAGGAGTGCCAGAGTCAACTAGCCTCTTTCTAATTAGATCGCATATCGGGCTTAGAGAGATGGTTCGATTCGCCATAAAAAGACCTAGAGAGTATTAGGTATAAGTATGTACGCATCGCTACCTTTGTATAGTGGTACTATACATAGGGTGGTTTGGGTGGGGAAGTTCCTAGGCTTCGGGGCGGCTTCGCCGCGAAGATTCAATCCGGGTTTGTAGATCGGGCAAAGAAAACAGTGTAGTTTATACACCTGCTTTACTTAGCACAGCACATGGCAACAGCGAAAACAGGTAGTTTTTACCTGACAGAAACAGTAACACTAACCGCAGGAACGCTTAACGGCGCAAGACTTCAAGGTTCCATTGATATGGGAGCTTATGTAAATGTAGCAACTGGTCAAGCAATTGCAATAGATCAGGTTGATTTCGTATTCCAAAACGGT